GGGGTAGACAATCGAAAGAATAAAGCTGGTGGTCGGCGTGAAGGTGCTGGACGTCCCAAGGGTTCTAAGAACATTAACTCTATGGCTTCTGTAAGAAAGCTAGAAGAGCTTGGTTTTGATCCTATCGAGGAGATGACAAAGCTCTATGCTGAGATTAATGTGAAGCTTACTGATGGTTCTGTTAGGGTTGGCTCTGGTGCCTATGCCCAGCTGCTATCAACACAGGGCCAACTGATTAATAACCTTATGCAGTATGGCTATAAGAAAGTTCCTGAAAAGCTTGAGCAGGAGATTACCTCTAAAACACCTATGACTATAAGACTAACTAATAAAAATAAGGAATCAGAGTAATGCCTTCAGAAGCAGAATCCTGGCACCTCTCTAAGAGTGTCCCTATAACCTTTATTCTAGCAGTGGCCTTACAGACCTTTGCTTTAGTTGCTTATATTTCTAGTATGGACTCTAACATAACCTCGAATACTAGAGACATTGCAAGACATGAGATTCGTATTGCTGAAATAGAAAAGACAACACAAGAACTTAGAGTATTAAATGCTCGTATAGATGAGAACATTAAAGCTATTAGAGAAATGATGGAAACCTCCCGCAAAGCTAAGGAGAGGTAGTTCCCATGATTGATCCTCTAACTGCTCTTAGTATTGCCTCTACAGCAGTCAGTCAAATGAGACAACTACTTAATGCTGGTAGAGACACAAGTCAAGCCCTATCCAAATTTGCTGGAGCTTGGAGTGATATTAGTTATGCAGAAAGCAAAGCTAAGGATCCCCCTTGGTACAAATCCTTTTCAGGGAGTGCTGAGAAAGAAGCTCTAGAAATCTTCACTGCAAAGAAGAAGATGATGGAAATGAAGAAAGAAGTTGAAACCATGATCAGTTTTGTTCATGGACCTTCTGGTTTAGAAGAGTATAAAAATACTATTAGAAAAGTTAGAGAACAGAGAAGAAAACATCAATACAGGAAGGCAGAGATAAAACAAAATATAATTGAGTTTATATTGGTTTCTATTATGCTGCTAGGGATAGTCGCTATATTAGGTGGCGGTGTTTATTTTTATGGCGTTTATAAGGGGACTTGGTAATATGGAAAACTTAAAATTACCTATTGCCTTAGTAATAGCTATGGCAGCACAGCTGTCAGCAGGTGTATGGTGGGTGTCTCAACAAGCAGCTACTATAAGTGGTTTAGAAGAGACTGTTTCTCAGTTAGGTAGTCGTATGGCTATTGAGGATAATGTTAACCTTAAGAGGGATGTTCAAGACAACACTATGGAAATAGAGTATGCCTTCGAGGATATAGACGATCTTTGGGATGAGCTATCAGCAATGACAGCAGCTATTAATAAAATCAATAAGATTAAACAACGTGTAGCTATTATAGAGAATGACCTTAAGTATATTGGTCGTGACCATAACAGCATGTTTGACACCAAGGGCCAATGATGCTCTGTGTGTTAGCCTTTGTTGGGTTTGGTCATGCTTGGATTAATGGTAGCAATCAACTTGTTCAATACTGTTATTATGATTGTGGTCTTCCTAAGAACGGTCTTTGGTATGATAGGGTCTATCAAGTATCCTATAACTATAACTGTCCAATAGAGGTGAAATTCAAATAACCTATGTTAAAAGAAAAGATAAATATGTATTCTATGATGTTAATGGTAGAATAATTATTATAACTAGCAACCGAGCTATAGGAGAAAAACAATGCCGAAAGGAAAAGGAACCTACGGAACAAAAGTAGGACGTCCACCTAAGAAGCCTAACCCGACTCAGAAAAAGCTCCCTACTAAGGGCGCTTCTATGAAAAACACCAAATCTAATCTTAAGAAGTATGGGGCCTAGTTATGGCTAAAGACCCCAGACTAACCCGGGCGGGTGTTTCTGGGTTTAATAAGCCTAAGAGAACACCCGGTCATCCTACCAAGTCACACATTGTTGTTGCTAAAGAGGGCGATAAAATTAAAACAATACGCTTTGGCGCTCAAGGTGCTAAAGGAAGTCCTCCAAAGGCTAATGAATCTGAGGCTTATAAAAAGCGCAGACTAGCTTGGAAGGCAAGACATGCCACTAATATTGCCAAAGGTAAAATGAGTGCAGCCTACTGGGCTGACAAGGCTAAGTGGTAGAGTAATCATTAAGGAAGTAGTATGTCAGAAATAGTTTTGCATGAGGGTCAGTCAGAAATAATAACAGACCTATTCATAGAAGAAGAAACACGCTATGCAGTAGTTAATGCTAGTCGTGGTTTTGGGAAGTCCTATCTCGCAGCCTGTGCCGCTGTTTTAGCAGTACAAGAGCTTATGGAGTTAGATGAAGAAGTACCAAATAAGAATGTGGCTATTATTGCCCCCACCTATGCCCAGGCTGTTGACATCTACTATCCACTCTTAGCTTATCAGCTAGGAATGGAAGATCACGCCCTTAAGTCCTCTAGAGTGGCTGGCACCTTCTGGTTCCCTAAGAACGTACAACTAAAGATTTGGTCGTATGAAGCTAGTGAGCGTATGAGGGGTACTGGTCAGTACTTTGTAGTAGCCGATGAGGTATGCTCTTGGAAGGGTGCAGGTACAAGCTTGAAAGAGTCTTGGGAGTCTGTTATCCAACCCTGTATTGCTACTCGTTGGTCTAAACAGAATGCAGACAAGTTCGGAGCTAAGCCCGGAAGAGCGCTTATTATTAGTACGCCTCTGGGCTATAACTACTTCTATGAGATGTACAATAGACAAGACGCTGACTCTCATTGGAAGTCTTATACCTATACCTATACAGAGTCCCCCTTTCTCGATGCTGAAGAAATCGATAGGGTAAAGCTAACCCTAGATCCTTTAAAGTTTGCTAGAGAGTATACAGCTAGCTTTGAGGACTCTGGTAATACTGTGTTTTATACGTTTAATCGTAAAGAGCATATCGCCAAAGACCTACCCTCTTTTGAGACAGGTGAAGATGTTCATGTTGCTATCGACTTTAACGTTGGCATTATGGCTAGTGTAGTGTTTGCTCTTAGAGGTAATCAAATACACATTTTAGATGAGATGCAGGGACACCCCGATACTGAGACCTTGGCTAGGAGCCTAGTGGAAAAGTATAAGGGACACCGCATTATCTCTTACCCTGACCCCAGTGGGAAGGCCAGGAAGTCCTCTGCTGCTGTTGGACGTACAGACTTTAGCATACTACAAGCTGAAGGTATACAGACCAGAGCACATAGTAAGGCACCTCCTATTATCGATAGTGTTGCAGCTATCAACAAGAAGTTTAAGAACGCTAATGGGGATATCGATATGTATATTCATCCACGTTGTTCAAATACAATAAAATCAATAGAACGTACCGCATGGGTGGAGAGTAACCCTGACACAGCTACCATCTGTAAGAAAGAAGGTGTTGAACACTGGACAGATGGTCTAAGATATGCTGTGGAGTATTTATTCCCTGTGCGAGGTGGTTCTAAAGTAACAACAAGAGGCTTCGGCTTCTAGCAATAAAGGAATAATATAATGGCATTACTTGGCAAATTAGCCAAATTAGCTTACAAAATGACACCCGCCAGAAAAAGAGCGCTTCAGAAAGCTGTCGCAGCCTCTGCTAAAAAACGTGCTAAAAAGGGTGGCAGCAAACTAATAAAGAAGGTTAGCACTAAGGGTGTTAGCAAGAGTGCTAGGGCATCTATAGCTAAGGCTAAGGGCGGTTCCAGAATCAAGTTGTCGAGTGGGGATTTTAATAAGTTGGCTAAGCGTTCTGGAAACGTTAAAAAGGCTAAAGCTCCTACTAAGAAGGCAACTGCTCGTTTAGCCGCTATCAAAAAGACAGATAGCATGAAGCTGACTCGTGTTAAAAAGGGTACTACTGCTGCTGGTCAAAAGCGCATTTCTAGTTCTAACTTTACGGGTAAGAAAGGTAAAGCACTTAAAAAGGCTACATATAAAGATCGGCTAGCTAGCTCCCGTGCTAAGTATAAAAAGACTTCTCTTAAGAATAAAGTAGGTCAGAAGGCTATAGGGCTTACTACTCCTACTGGATTATGGCGGCGTAAATATGTAGACCTTACTACTGGTGAAAATGTTCGCCGGAATCTTTCTCGTAATCTTAAGGTAGCAGGGGTAAGCGTTGCTGGCTATGGTGGGCTATCTCAAACAGACACTGATATTGGCAGGGCGTTGCGAAACGCTTATGGAATACCTAAGCTTTAAAATATAAGGAATCCTATAATGGCTATTATTGGAAGAGTGATAAGAAAGGCCGGGGCTAAGGTAGGCGGTACTGCTTATAAAATGACACCTGCCAGAAAGAGGGCTCTTGAGAAAGCAGCAAAAGCTTCTGCCTTGGCAAGAAGCAAGGGTACTTCTAAATTATCGAAAGTAAAGTCTAAGACATCTCGCATAAAGTCTAAGACATCTCGCATAAAGTCTAAGGCATCTCGCATAAAGTCTCGTAAAGCGGCAATGAGGAAGGTTAAGGCTAAAAAGTTGATGGCAAGATCTGAAAAGTACGGGAATAAGGCAGATAGGGTAGAACGGAATGCCCATGCCTCTCTGTTAAGACGAGAGAACATCATCAACGTAGGTAGGCGCGTCAAACTAGGGCACTATGCCCGAAAGTCTCGTAGACTTGAAAGATCCGCTAAACGATTAACACAAAAGAAATAAGGAATAAAACAATGGCAACTCGTAAAGCCAAGCCAAAAAAGAATCGCCGTGGTCTTCTGGGGCTAACCCCCGGTATGCTCCGTGTTCGGCGCAAACAGTCCATGAAGAAAGCTACTAAGGCTGGCTACACAGCCCCTAAGAAACGCACTATGAACCCCGGTGCTAAGTCTATGGCTCGCGCCACTATGGCTGGAAAGGCTCCTGCTAAAAACCCACTGTCTAAATCCGGTCAACGTAAATTAGCGGTTAAGCAGACATTACTTAACGCTAAAGGCACTGCAAAGAGCTACATCCGAAAAGGTCGTAGCCTTGCTCGTAAAACTGTTAAGAAGGCATTCCCTAAGCCTAGTACAAGCTTTATATCGGCTGGTGTTAGAGGCGCTGTAGCTCCGGTTAAGACAAAGGCTGTGGCCCTTAAGAATACTAATGCGATTAATATTGCTCAGTCGCGGATTAATGATAAACGTGGTAGCACCTTCTCCGCCGCGCACCGCAAGGCTATCTCTGATGGCCTTAAAAAGTGGTGGGCTAGTAAATAAAATAAACATATAGTATTAAGAATAGTGCTGATAATAACAACCCTTAATACGCCCATCTGAGGATCGGCAGGAGGAAACAATGGCACGCAGTAAAATTA